GTTGTAGGGAACGAGGGGGTGGGGTATCATGGTGTTGTCAAAAACCTACAACCAGAGAGGCAGGTTCAAGTGACGACAAGCGACAGCAAAATAGTGAAGGCTGGTGCAAGACCAAAGCCACCGGCCGCAGGTAAGGGTCGGGTTAAGGGAACGCCTAACAAGGCGACCAAAGCCTTCAGAGAGACGGTGCAAAGGCTTTTGGAAGACAACTCAGACAACATAAGCATTTGGCTCACGCAGGTTGCCAGTGAAGACCCTGGCAAGGCGTTGGACTTAATTAGCCGATTAGCTGAATTTGCCGCGCCTAAATTGGCGAGGACTGAAGTTGTTGGCGATGAGGAAAAACCAATTGCTTTGAGTTTCGGATGGAAAAGCACATCCTGATTGATTACTCACCGCGCGAATGTTTTGTCCCTTATCACGAATCGGACAAAAGATATTCAATTACGATTGCGCATCGAAGGGCTGGGAAAACAGTTGCCCGAATAAACAAATTGATTAAAGAGGCGGCTGTTTGCCAAAAGCCTAATCCGAGATTTGGTTATTTGGCTCCGTATTACATTCAAGCAAAAGATATTGCATGGGCTTATTTGAAACATTACGCTGCGCCAATTACGGCATTAGGCGGCAAGGTTAATGAATCAGAGTTGAGTATTACGTTTGCCCACAATAATGCAAACATTCGTTTGTATGGTGCAGAAAATGCCGAGAGATTGCGTGGCTTGTACTTTGATGGTCTGGTTGGCGACGAAGGGCAAGACATACCCCCCTACGTTCTGACGCAGATCATTTACCCCGCACTGGCTGACCGGCAGGGTTGGCTTGACCTGTCAGGCACACCGAAGGGTTGGGGCAATTTGCTGGGCGAGACGTTCAAACTTGCCAGAACCTCCGATGAGTGGTTCGTGCAGGTGCTGAAGGCATCGGAGACGGGCATCATTCCGCAGGACGAGTTGGACAGGCTAAAACGAGCCATGAGCGACAACGAGTACGCCCAAGAGTTTGAGTGCTCGTTTGACGCTGCTATTGTGGGCGCGTATTACGCTGAACAAATCAAATCCGCCGAAGAACAAGGACGCATTACCGCCGTGCCGCTTGAAGGGGCTTTGTCCGTTCATACTGCATGGGACTTAGGCATGGGCGATGATACCGCGATATGGTGTTATCAGCAGAGTCCAGGTGGTCAGGTGCGGGTCATCGACTACATCGAGAATCATGGCGTGGGGCTTGATTGGTACGTCAGAGAGATCAAAGACAGGGCATTGAAGGGTAACTGGGTGCTAGGCGAACACCTGCTACCTCACGATGTAGAGGTCAGGGAGTTGGGCACAGGGCGGTCACGTTTTGATACGTTGGTCGGTCTTGGCATCCGTCCCAACATCTGCCCCAAGTTGGGCATTGATGACGGCATTAACGCCGTTCGTGTGTTATTTCCCCGCCTTTGGTTTGACACCAACGAGAACGTGCAGCGGGGGCTTGATGCGTTGCGTCAGTACCGGCGTGAGTATGATGAGAAGCGGCAGGTGTTTTACGAAAAGCCCCTCCATAACTGGACGAGTCACGCGGCTGACGCGATGAGATACCTTGCTGTGGGCTTACGTGAGGCATCGTCTACCGTGCCCATCAGACGCGCGCTCAAGGGCATTGTGTAACGCCTTGATTCCCCTTACAATCGTGAAAACTTAACGGGTGCGCGTCATGGCGAAACTGGACAACGAAGAACTGCGGGCAATAGTCGGTGCTGAGATCGACAGCGCAATCTACTTTGTCGATGAGGAACTAAGCGGTATCCGCGCACTGGCGACACGCTACTATCAGGGCGACCTGCCTGATGTGGAGTCCGAAGAAGGACGTTCCCGCATGGTGTCCCGTGATGTGCGTGACGTTGTGCAGTCCATGCTGCCGTCCATCATGCGGGTGTTCTTCTCGTCTGACCGTGTGGTTGAGTTTGCCCCCACCGGGCCAGAAGATGAGGTTATCGCAGACCAAGCGACAGACTACGTGCAACACGTGGTCTTGGGCGCTGACAATGATTTCTTCTCCACATTCTATGCTGTCGCCAAAGACGCTCTGATTACCAAAGTCGGCTTTGTCAAAGTGTGGTGGGACGAGAAGGAAAAGACCAGCACCCAACGCTACACCGGCCTCGATCAAGACATGCTCATGCTGCTGTCTCAGGAGCCTGATACTGAGATTGAGGTGACGAATACCACGTTCACCGAGCAGCAAGACCCCGCCACGGGCATTATTGCCCAAATCCCCACGTATGAAGCCACCATTACCCGCAAACTCAAAGAGGGCAAAGTCGCTGTCCGTGAGGTTCCGCCCGAAGAAGTATTGGTTGCTCGCCGTGACACCCGTCTGGGTGAGTCATTCGTTGCACACCGTCGCCTGATGACCGTCAGTGACCTGGTGGCAATGGGCTATGACCGCGAGGAAGTGGAGAGCCACACCACCGCCGAAAGCCTTGACGATAACGAGCTGTACCTCGCCAGAACCGATTACAGGCGTTATGACGGGGCGGAAGCCACCATCAACGATGCGATGAAGCAAGCCCTGTATGTGGAGGCTTACGCATACGTTGACCGCAACAATGACGGCATTGCGGAGTTGCTGAAGGTCTGCACCATCGGCAGCGGCTATCACATCTTGTCTGTTGAGGAAGTGGACGACCACCCCTTTGTGGCGTTTACGGTAGACCCTGAGCCACATCTGAACGCAGTGGAAGCCACCAGTATTGCCGATGACCTGTTAGACATTCAGCGCGTGAAGTCCGTGGTGTGGCGCAACTCCCTTGACGCACTGGCGCAGGCGATTAACCCCCGCATGGGTATCGTTGAGGGTCAGGTGAATGTGGACGATGTGTTGAACAACGAAGTCGGCGCAATTATCCGCATGAAGAACCCGCAGGCGCTTGTGCCTCTGGCAAGCCCTGATACGTCCGCTAACGGTCTGCAAATGCTGACCTATGTTGATAGTGTCAAAGAGGACAGGACGGGCATTAGCAAGGCTTCTATGGGCTTGGACGCAGAGGCATTGCGTAACACCACCGCCACGGCCGCAAGCGCACAGGTAACAGCCTCGCAAGCCCGTATCGAGTTGATTACCCGCCATCTGGCAAACGGTATGCAACAACTTTTCCGCAAGGTGTTCAAGCTCATTACTGTGAACCAGGACAAGCCCCGCACAATCAAGCTGCGCGGGCAATGGGCACAGATTGACCCGCGCTATTGGTCTAGCGGCATGGACGTGTCCATTAGTGTCGGTCTTGGCGGTGGCACGAACAATGAGAAGTTCAACGTGCTGGCTGGCTTGGCTCAGAAGCAAGAGCTTATCCTTCAGACAATGGGCGCACAGAACCCGCTTGTAAGCCTTCCGCAGTACGCCAACACGCTGAAGAAGATGATTGAGCTGGCAGGCTTCAAAAACGCTGCACAGTTCGTCAATGAGCTTCCTTCTGACTTCCAGATGCCCCCGCCACAACCTGCACCAGACCCGCAGGCACAGGCGGCTGAACTGCTTGCACAGGTTGAGCGTGAAAAGGCTCAGATGAAAATGCAGGTTGATGCCGCCAAGATGCAGGCAGAGCAGCAGATTCAGGCGGCAAAGCTTGAGCTTGAGCGCCAGAAGATGGAAGCCGACATTGCCCGCCGTCAGTTGGAACTGGAAATGCAAGAACAGAAAATCTTGGCTGAGTTGCGCATGAAGGAAGCCGAGATGGTATTGAAACAACTAGCCTCAGTGAAGGGGAATCAAGATGCCGTGCGACAATCCGATGAAATCGAAGGCGAAGAAGCCTCCGAAGCCCAAGAAGCGGGGCTAATGGCTCAGGCAGTCGCCATGCTAGGGCAGCTTATCCAACAAGGTAACAGCGGCTTGCAGGCGGCACTGAGTCAGCCCAAACAGGTTATTCGAGATCAGACAGGGCGTGTTGTGGGTGTCGCACCCATGCCGCCGACAAGCGGAGATTTGCAATGATTAAGTTTTGTCGTGATTACGTCAATGAGGCGGGCAAGACCGAGTTTGTGGTGGGTGAGGTAGCCATTCTGGACGCTGAGAGCGAGGACTTGATGGTTCGTCGCAATTATGCGGATTGGCATGTGATGGAAGCGGCTCCGGTCAATACCGATAATGCTGCTGTAGAAGGCGCTGACGAGTGACGCAGGACGCCAAAGTCCAGATAGGGCTTTCCAGTGACTTCCTCGAAGGCACTAAGGTCACAACTCCTGCGGGAGCTGACCTGTTCCGCGAGGGTGTGGTCATATCTGACCCTGAAATACCTGGTGCGCGGGCTGAAGTCCGGCAGATGGGCACGCAACTGACCACAGGCGACTGGGGCTTAGTTACGCACAGCGTCATTCAGGGTTTCAGCACGGGCGGCGGTGGTCAGTACCACGATGTGAAGGTGACGCCTAGCGGCGCACTGACTGTTGAGGCTAATATCGTTGAGCCTGTGGCGCTTGACGCTGCTACGTTGGCGGCGCTTGAAACAATCAATGTCGGTAACTTCCCTGCGACACAGGCGGTGTCTGCAACTGATTTGGACATTCGCAACCTGTCCAGTGCACAAGATAGCGTGACGGTGACGGGTAGCGTCAACGTAGGGAACTTTCCTGCCACCCAAGCAGTGTCGGGAACAGTCACCGCAAACCTCGGAACACTGAACGGCGCAGCGACAGCAGCGAATCAGACAACGGGCAACACAAGCCTGTCCAGTATTGACGGCAAACTGCCCGACCTGTCCGGCACGTGGGGCTATAACGCAGGCACAAGCGGCACCGTGACGGTTGCGGCTAACAAGCGTGTTTTGGCTATCACGGCAACAGCCGCGCCGCTATTGGCGGCGAGCATGACGATCAACGGCGGTCAGACCATCACGATTCCTGCCGGTACGAGCATCACGATTCAGCCCCGAGCGAACCTGACGGCGCCGACACTGGTATTCACAAGCACTAGCGCGTACTTTGTGGAGTTCATCGAATGAGTGGCTACCGTGTAAATCAGGTGCAGCAGCCAAATGAGAATGAGGGCGAGCCTATCATTGACGGCGGGAACGCCACGACAAACTACTTGGTTCAGTTTGATAACGGCATGGCGAACAACACGGGCATGACCAACCCCGTTGTGTTGAATTTTGGAGCAGCGACCTAATGGCTTTCGCACAGTACCAATTTAGACGAGACACTGCCGCTAACTGGACAAGCGCAAACCCGACATTGCTTGCGGGGGAGTTGGGTTACGAAACTGACACACAGAAGTTCAAACTTGGCAACGGCGCGACAGAATGGAATGCTCTACCTTACGGCGGCATTCAAGGTGCAACAGGGGCGACAGGCGCTACTGGCGCAACAGGGGCGCAAGGTCAAAAAGGTTGGTCGCCCATTCTTGCTGTTGAAAATGACGGTGAGCGTCGTGTGTTGCGCGTCACCGACTGGACTGGCGGCGAAGGAACAAAGCCAGCTAGTGGGCAGTACATTGGCCCGACAGGTTTTGTGGGCACGCCCGCGCAGGCGACTGACATTCGCGGCCCGCAAGGTGCAACAGGTGTAGCGCCGACACAAAACACGTTTGCAAACGTCAGCGTAGGCACAGCGGGCGCACCGACATTGCTTCAATCCGATGCTGCTGCGGACATTTTGACAGTCAATGCGGGGACGGGCATTAGCCTCACGGCTGACGCGGCGACAGACACGTTCACAATCAATAACGCAGGTGTGACGTCCTTTAACGGCGCAACGGGCGCAATTACGGGCGTGAACAGCGTCAACGGTCAAACCGGCGCGGTTACGGTCAACGCAGCAAGGGCTAGGATTGGCCCTCCGGTATTGGCAAACGCAACCACGACAACCGAGACAGTGGTGGCGCGTTTTACAATTCCCGCAAACTTTCTTGTGGCGGGGGATTCAATTCGCGTACTGGTGATGCACCAGTCAGCCGGTACGGGCACCCTGATTTACAGGGCGAGGATTGGGGCAGCAGGAACGATTGCAGATGGTTTGGTGGCACAGTTGACCACCTCAGCGGCTCAGGTTGCCAACGCACAAGGTCGTGCAGACTTTACGGTTTACTTCCCCAACCTCACTACTGCAACGGGCAGCGGCTTCGCGATTCAGCAGGCCGCAGCACTTGGAACAGTGACGGGCGCAGGCGCAAACGTGACGATCAGCAACGCGGCAGCGGTGCAGTTAAGCATTACGGTTCAGTGTTCAGCGGCAGCAGCGAACGTGACCCGTGGCGCACACGCTGTGGTAGGGAACTGATATGGCGATCATCAGCAGCAACACATTGGAAATTCGGCGCGTGATGCAGCGTGAGGTGGTCAATGGTCAGGTGTCGTACTTTGAGAACCTGCAATACCGAACCAAGGACGTAGTGATTGCCGTGTTGGGCGTGTCGCTTGGCTCATGGTCAGCATGGCAGAGCATTCCGCGAACCGATTTGATCTACGTTGATGAGAATGGAGCGCCACTGTGAAGATCACCCGCACCATCACAATCGACGGCTCAAACAATGAGGAGTTCGAGCAGATTAAGGCTCACATTGAAGCGATCAAGGCTCAGTATCCCGGATGGGAAATCGTTTACAACGTGCTTGCGAACCGTGCGACGGCTGTGCATACGGCTGAGGTTCAGTCACTGTGAAGACCCTGCTGACCATCTCCGCTGTTATCGCACACATCGTGGGGGCGCTACTGATTGGCGCGGGAGTGGTTGCGGCAATCATGCCGTATCACCCGGTGTTTATTGAATTGAAGCAGCGGGTGTGCGGTGTTCAGTGATTGGATTACCGACGATGACCCCGAATTTTGGAAAGCAAGCAATATGACATCCCCGGACAGAATGCAAGGCCAGATTGATGTAATGAATCAGCGCATCAGCCAAACAACTGAAGCCATTGTGGAGATTGGCAAGGTCAGTTTGCAGGCGCGTGAGGCAATGCACTCAGACATGAAGCAGTCGCTCATGCGAGTGCACGAAAGAATTGATGCGCTGTTCCACGAGATGAAGGAACTGCGGAACATCCACGGCGAGATTCAGGCGCTCAAGATGCAGGTCAGCCACCACGATTGGTTGCTGAAGATGGCGCTAGGCTCCGGCATTGGGGGTCTGTGCGCTGCGCTGTGGTCTTTGATTTCACATAGGTTGAACTGATGCTTGCAGCGTTACTGACCAACCTCCCCGACTACCAACAGCCAGGTAGGGACGCAGACGCAGCACCCGCCAAACGGCGTTATATCAACGCTGATGACGTATATGACAAACAAACACGCGAGCAAGCTATCCTCACGGCGGCTAGGCGGTTGGAAGAATTGGCTACCGATGAGGTGGCTGATACCGTGGCAGAAGTCGTACCACGGATTGAGCAGTACGCAGAGAACAAGACAGACACGCAGGAGCTTAGTAGCCTGCTTGCCCGACTTGCTGCGCTGGAGTTTGAGCTACGACAAAAACCTGATGTGACATCGCTTTTGGTGCTGCAAGAGGTTTCCGTGGTTCTGACGTTCCTGCGAGATGACGAAGAGGCCATTCTCGCGATCCTACTATGTGAGGCATAAATGTCAGATGACATTGAGAAGGTCATTGCAGACGGTAAACGCGCTGGGCAACTCTTGGCAGACCCGGTTGTGCGTCAGTCGCTTGATGCAATCATGCAGACCGAAATCCAGAAGATTATCGGTTCTTCCCCCGAGCAATCCGCTATCCGCGAACAGGCTTATTACACCATTCATGCTGTCCAGCGGCTTGAGATGGCGATGAGCACGGCACGGAATAACGGCGTGTTTGAGGAAGATAAAGCAAAGCGAACCCGAAAGCATTGATTTTCAAAAGGAAAGAGGTAGAATATGGATACATCAGCAACCCCTAGCGGGACTGGTTCAATGTCCGTGATGGACGCAGTAGCAGCACTTGATGCACCTCTGCCGGAAGAAACCGGAGAACAGGGAGAAGTCGAGGCACAGACCGAAGAGACCGATGAGGTTGAAACGGTTGAGTCTGAAGAAGAAGGCGATGAGCCTGAATCTGATG